AAATGCAACCACAATGTAATGATTGGTTTTCTGCAAAGAAATTAGAAGGGCTGATAGGTCTTCCAAAATCCTCTAGCGCGATCTCTCGTAAAGCAAGGTTAGAACAGTGGGTGTTTCGACAGATATCCGTCGTTGCAGGATACTGCCCCGGACGCAGAGACAGACACCAGTGCAGCCGTACCGGCACAGGCCGTTGCTGTAACCGGTTCTCTGGGAGATACGCTGTCCTCTGTCTGGCAGACCGTAAAAGATGGCACTGCGGCGGCAACCGCCGTGATGGAAGCTGTAACCGGTGTCATCGATGATATCAGTGATGCGGTGGACAATCTGGGGGTTACGCAGACTGTCAGCGGTCTGATGGGATCGCTTTCTGCGATGAAAGGCTCTGTGACCAGCCTGATTAACCAGCCTGCCATGCTGGCCTCCTCGCTGATGGGGGCGCTGTCCGGCGTTTCATCGTTATGCGATACCCGGACAGCATTTTCCACATGGAACCGTCTGGCGCAGCGATTCGAACGTCGCCATGCCGCCACCGCAGGCAGACAGGGGACAATCACAACCTCGTACAACAGTCCGGTTGCAGAAAAAAATATTGCCACACTGAACTACGTCATGCTGGCAGCAGCACAGACATACCGGGCGGAGGCAGCAAGCCAGGCACTGACTGCGGCACTGGATTTCAGTCGCCGGATGGATAATGCCGCCCGTGCACCTGTACTGGATGCCCCGTCCACCACAACCGGCACAGCCAGCGGGGCCAGCAGCACATCCGCTACCGTCACACAGGGACAGTTACAGTTAACTGCCATAACCCCGGACGGCGGCTTTTCACAGGTATCCTTTTCAGACAGTGGTACAGCCACGCCCCCGGTATTTGAAAGTGTGTCCGATATCGGAAAAACAGCCGCCATGCTGGGGGCAGCGCTGGATACCGTCATTCTGACGGCATCTGAGCAGGGCTTTTCGACAGACAGCGTTCAGCTTACGCAACTGCGTCTGCTGGTTGTTGCCGACCTGGAAAAACGCGGGCTGCAACTGGCGGGCAGTGAAACGCACCGCCTGCCGGAGACGATGCCTGCAATGGTGGCTCTGTACCGTTACACAGGAAACAGCCGGAACTGGCAACGGCTGGCCCGCAGGAACGGTATCAGCAACCCGTTGTTTGTTCCCGGTGGTGTCAGTATTGAGGTGATTAATGAGTAATACCGTCACGCTGCGAACGGATGGCAGGCTTTTTACCGGCTGGACGTCAGTCTCTGTCACCCGCTCGATTGAATCCGTAGCCGGATATTTTGAGCTGGGGGTGAACGTGCCACCGGGCACGGATTTATCCGGGCTGGCACCGGGGAAGAAGTTCACGCTGGAAATCGAGGGGCAGATTGTCTGCACCGGTTATATCGATTCACGGCGACGCCAGATGACCGCTGACAGTATGAAAATCACTATCGCCGGACGTGACAAAACGGCTGACCTGATTGACTGTGCTGCCGTTTACAGTGGCGGACAATGGAAAAACCGCACACTGGAGCAGATTGCGCGTGACCTGTGCACCCCTTATGGCGTTACCGTTCGCTGGGAGCTTTCCGATAAGGAAAGTTCGGCAGTTTTTCCCGGCTTCACGCTGGACCATTCAGAAACCGTTTATGAGGCGCTGGTGCGTGCCTCCCGCGCACGCGGTGTACTGATGACCAGCAATGCCGCCGGAGAGCTGGTATTCAGCCGGGCTGCCAGCACAGCCACTGATGAGCTGGTTCTCGGAGAAAATCTGCTAACACTGGATTTTGAGGAAGACTTCCGCGACCGGTTCAGCGAATACACCGTCAAGGGGTATGCCCGCGCAAATGGTGCTGAGGGTGATGATATTGATGCGAAAAGTATCGTCTCCCGGAAAGGGACCGCCACTGACAGTGATGTGACCCGTTACAGACCGATGATCATCATTGCCGACAGCAAAATTACGGCGAAGGATGCACAGGCCCGCGCCCTGCGTGAGCAACGCCGCAGACTGGCAAAATCCATCACCTTTGAGGCAGAAATTGACGGATGGACACGCAAGGACGGGCAACTCTGGATGCCGAACCTGCTGGTCACTATTGATGCCTCGAAATATGCCATCAAAACCACAGAATTACTGGTCAGCAAAGTCACCCTGATACTGAATGACCAGGACGGGCTGAAAACCCGCGTCAGCCTTGCACCACGCGAAGGCTTTCTGGTGCCGGTTGAAAGCGACCGCAAAAACAGGAAAGGCGGCGACAGTAACGGCGGTATTGATGCGCTGGTTGAAGATTATTATCGCAGACACCCGGAGAAAACGCCGCCGTGGAAAGAGTAAATGATTCCGCCATGAACCGCCTGCTGACACCGCTGATGCGTCGTGTGCGCCTGATGCTTGCGCGTGCCGTTGTTAACGTGATTAACGACGGGCGAAAAGTTCAGAACCTGCAGGTCGGTCTGCTGGATGATGAGGAATCCGATGAAGTGGAGCGCCTGCAAAATTACGGACATTTCAGCGTTCCCCTGCCGGGCGCAGAGGCGCTGATTGCCTGTGTAGGCGCACAACGTGATCAGGGGATTGCTGTTGTGGTGGAAGACCGCCGCTACCGCCCGACAAATCTTGAACCGGGTGATGCAGGCATTTACCACCATGAGGGGCATCGTATCAGGCTGACAAAGGACGGACGCTGCATCATTACCTGTAAAACGGTCGAGGTTTACGCTGATGAAAGTATGACCGTTGACACACCCAGAACCACGTTTACCGGCGACGTTGAGATCCAGAAAGGTCTGGGCGTTAAAGGTAAAAGCCAGTTCGACAGCAATATTACTGCCCCGGATGCCATCATCAATGGCAAATCGACGGATAAGCATATCCACCGTGGCGACAGCGGCGGAACCACGGGGCCAATGCAATGACCGATTTAGCCATTATCTGGACGAACGGGCGCGGCGATATTGCACAGGATGGCATTGATATGCTGACCGACGACAGCCTGACAACCGATGTGACAATCTCCCTGTTTACCGACCGGCGCGCGCTGGATTCTGACACGCTGCCGGATGGTTCAGATGATCGCCGTGGATGGTGGGGGGACAGTTACCGCGACCGCCCCATCGGTTCGCGGTTGTGGCTGTTATCACGTGAAAAAGCCACACCGGATACGCTGGAACGCGCCAGAGGGTATGCCGAAGAGGCGCTGGAATGGCTGAAAACAGCGGGCCGGGTAAGTGCGATTAACGTCAGAGCGGAACAGTTACATCAGGGCTGGTTATACCTCTACATTGCACTGACATTACCGGATGGTTCCGTTATTCCTTATGAGTTTAAAGCAGCATTTAACGGGGTTTAAATGGCTTATTCACCACCGACATTATCATCGCTGATTGCCCGTACAGAACAGAATATTGAACAGCGCCTGCCGGGTAGCTGGCCTCAGGCCCGTGAAAAAACGCTGAGCGCCATTGCTTATGCTCAGGCGGGCCTTGCTGCCGGTTGTCACGAGCATATTTCATGGGTTGGACGGCAGATTATCCCGTCGACAGCAGATGAAGATGAGTTGCTGGAGCACTGCCGGTTCTGGGGCGTGCGCCGCAAACAGGCGACAGCCGCCAGCGGCCCGCTGACTGTCACCACATCGGCAGCGACCACCATTCCTGCCGGTACACGCTGGCAGCGTGCTGATGGTGTGGTTTACAGCCTGGCTGATGCCATTGTGATTGACCGTGCAGGAACGACGGAAATTACCGTTACCGCACTGGCTGCCGGTGAAGCAGGAAATACCGGTGAGAATACCCTTTTAACGTTGATCACTCCGGTTGCCTGTGTTGTTTCCGATGCCATCACTGTAAAAGGGTTTTCCGGTGGGGCTGATATTGAGAGTGCAGCGGAGCTGCTGTCACGGCTGGAATATCGTGTCCAGTATCCTCCGTTCGGCGGTAATCAGTTTGATTATGTTCGCTGGGCGCGTGAAGTCAGCGGCGTTACCCGTGCCTGGTGTTTTCCGACATGGAAAGGCGGTGGCACAGTCGGGGTGACGTTTGTTATGGATAACCGGAGCAATATTTTTCCACAACCGGCAGATGTGGAACGTGTGGCAGATTATATCGCCGGTCATACTGACCCGATCACTGGTCTGATTGTCGGACAGCCTGATGGTGTATATGTCACGGTATTTGCGCCAAAGGCAAAGCCGGTAAATCCACGGATTTATATATCACCGAAGACAGCCGAACTGAAACAGGCTATTACTCACGCCATTAATACCATGTTTTTTAATGAGGTGACGCCGGGCGGCGCACTTGCCCCCTCCCGTATTATCCGTGCGGTGGCAGGTGTTACCGGTCTGGATGATTTTGAAGTGCGTTTCCCGACAGAGATCCAGCGTTCGGAGAATACGGAACTGTTAACACCGGGGACAATTGAATGGCTGTAACACCCTATCAGACGGCCTTTCTGCAATTACTGCCGTCAGGGCTTGCCTGGAATAAAAGCCCCGACAGCAAATTATCTGCGCTGGCGCAGGCCATCAGCGACGTGATTGCCACTGCGGCGGATGATGCGCGGCAAATGCTGCGGGAGCGTTTCCCTTCCACATCCCGCTGGTATCTGGGGGAGTGGGAATCATTTCTGGGGTTGCCGGACTGTACAAGCGAAAACGGCACCCTGTCCGAACGCCAGCGGGCTGCCGCGAATAAAATGCGTATGACCGGCAATCTGAGTCGGCGCTTTTATGAATGGCTGGCTGCGCAGTACGGTTTTACCGTCAGGCTGACGGATTCCACAGAAGGCCAGTGGGTTACGCAGGTCAATATTTACGGTATTAAAAATTATCGCAACGCAACGGTGCTGGATAATGTTCTGACGCCGTTACGTGTTTATGAATCGGGTGCGCTGGAATGTTTACTGGAGAAATATAAACCCGCACATCAGATTTATAAATTTGTTTACCATGACGGAGATAACTAATGTTTTATATTGATAACGACAGCGGCGTAACCGTCATGCCGCCCGTATCCGCCCAGCGTAGTGCTATCGTTCGCTGGTTTTCAGAAGGTGACGGGAATAATGTTATCACATGGCCCGGCATGGACTGGTTTAATATTGTGCAGGCGGAGTTATTAAACACGCTGGAAGAAGCCGGTATTCAACCGGATAAAACAAAATTAAACCAGCTTGCACTGTCCATTAAAGCCATCATGAACAAGAACGCGCTGCTGATAAAAAATAACCTCAGCGAAATTAAAACTGCCGGGGCATCAGCACAGCGTACAGCACGTGAAAATCTGGATATCTATGATGCCAGCCTGAACAAAAAAGGACTCGTTCAGCTAACCAGTGCCACTGACAGCCCCAGTGAAACGCTGGCAGCCACCGCAAAAGCGGTGAAAATTGCGATGGATAATGCCAATGCCCGTCTGGCAAAAGAGCGGAACGGAGCAGATATTCCCAATAAGCCGCTGTTTATCCAAAACCTCGGTTTGCAGGAA